AAGAGGCACATTCTCATGTGAATTTTCAGTCGATGGCATCTGATCGTGCTGGCTATCGCCTCAAGGATCAGTATGACATGGAAGTACTTGGCTACCTTTCAGGTTTTGCTCAAGCTTCTCTCAGTGCTGTTGCTAGTACCGCTAATACTACGGTATCTGGCACCAAAGCTGTTTCGACTGCAGGTTCAGACGAACTGCTGTCTTCGATGCAGTTAAAGAAGGGTGACTTTGGTAGCATTACTACTACGTCAGCAGGTACGCATTCGATTCCGATTGCTCCTCGTCTGCCGGGTGCTAGTGCTCTTCCAACGGCAACTGCATCTCCCAATATGATTGTGGCGAGGATGTCTCGTCTTCTTGACACTCAGTTTGTGGACAAGGACGGGCGTTGGCTTGTTGTATCACCTCACTTCATGGAAGTTCTGATGGACGAAGATTCTCGTCTTCTTAATTCAGACTTTGGTGAGTCTGGTGCTATTCGCAACGGCTTGGCTCTTAACAATCTCTATGGCTTCCGGGTTTATGTTTCTAATAACCTTCCATCAGTTGGTACTGGTCCGGGTACTTCAGGTACTGCCAACCAGAACTCTAACTATGGTTTGATTGTTGGTGGACATGATTCCGCTGTAGCCACTGCAAGCCAGATTACGAAAACGGAAACGTATCGTGATCCTGATAGCTTTGCTGATATTGTTCGTGGTATGCACCTTTATGGTCGTAAGATTTTACGTCCAGAATCTGTTGCCACGGCAAAGTATAACGTAGCATAGGGGGGTAGGACAATGGCAACTTTTGACATGACGGCCAAAGCTACCACTGGCGTAAGTGCTAGCTCTAGTGCTATTAACCAAGCTAATCGAGCGGGACAGAACATGCGTATGATTGAAGCTGTTCTTGACATGGATGCTCTTACGGCTGATGGTTATAGTTGTACGGATGGTGACATCTTTCAGCTTCTAGAAGTTCCTGCAAATACATTTATTCTATTTGCTGGTGCGGAAGTTCTGAAAGCTTTTGATGGCTCTTCGCCTACAGTTGATATTGACTTTGCGGCTGGCGATGACATCATTGATGGCGGTGACGTTACTTCAACGGGTATTCTCGCTGAAGGAACTAACGGTCAATCCAATGACGTTATTACTGGTGCAGATTCGCTATTTGAATGTTTCGTAACTAGTGTAGACACAGTTGACGTTAAGTTGATTGCTGGCTCTGCTGATGTTACGGCAGGACGGTTGCGAGTTTACGCTTGTGCTATCGACTGTAATGGTTGGGCCGAAGATACTGACGAAGTTGATCGTGATCAGCTTGCATAGGTAGAATATGGTGGGAGGGGCAATAGTCCCTCTCACTACTTCTAAGGATAAATAAATATGAAAAAACTTTCAGCCCGTCAAAAAGAAATGTTAAAGTCACATACTAAACCACATAAAAATAAAAAGGGTGAAACTGTAGCTGGTCATTCAAAAAAGCATATTGATGCTATGAGAGTAATGATACAGCATGGCATGTCATTTGATAACTCACATGATGCTGCTATGAAGATTTTTGGAAAGTAAATAAACTAGATGGCAAATTCATTTTTAACGTACACTAATGATGTACTTGCTAAGTTGAATGAAGTGCAGCTTACCTCTACAGATTTTAGTGACGCTCGTGGTATTCAGATACAAGCAAAAAATGCGGTCAACCAAGCTATTCGTTATATTAATCAGCGAGAGTTTTGTTGGCCTTTTAATGCTGCAGAGGCAAATCAAACTCTTACTGCAGGAGTAGTAAAGTATGCACTACCTTCAAATACTAAACACATTGACTATGGTACTTTTAGAATTAGAAAAAGTGAAACCTTTGGTAATGCAGCCAGACATATTGCCTACTTAGATTATAAAGAATACCTAGATTTACATGTTAAACAAGAAGATGATACAGTTACAACTACACTAAGTAGTGGTATTGATGATGACGACACTACTATTCCTGTATCAAGTGCTTCGTCTTTTGATTCTACAGGAACAATTATTATTGGCTCAGAAAATATAACGTATACAGGTACAACTTCTACATCTTTTACAGGAGCTACAAGAGGAGCAGAAAGTACAACTGCAGCTAGTCATTCAACTGGAACTACGGTAGCTCAGATAGATGCAGGTGGAATACCTACTCACGTATTTAGACACCCCGATAACACGTATGGTCTTTGGCCTTTTCCAAATAGAGCATACACTTTAACCTTTGACTATTTTACATTTCCAAGTTCTGATTTATCTGCACACGGTGATACAACTACGATTCCCGATAGGTTTGGGCATATAATTGTAGATGGTGCAGTGTCGTATGTTTATTTGTATCGCAGTGAAGTTCCACTATTTGCACGGACTTTCGCTCTTTTTAATGAGGGCATAAAACACATGCAAACCTTACTTATTAATCGTATGGATTATTTAAGGTCCACGTATATTCCTAGATCAAATAGTTCTATTTATACAACTTCGGCATCTTTTTAACATAGGAGAAAATTAATGACGCAGATACCACAAGGAAATAACATGTTCTGGGATGTACAGTCAGTTGTTACTGTAGGTTCTACCGCTGGTGGAACAAATGTCTCAAGTTACAATTTAGTAACAGTACACCTAAACGGTGAAATTTACGTTAACTTTGGTGCTTCCAGTACGGCTGCTGTTAGCACTGCAAATGATATTAAATTAGCTGCTGGATTACATTCACTTACTGTGCCTAAACAGGCAGGTGATTCTCAATATATGAATTACGCAAGAGTAGGTGGCTCCGATGTAACTATGCGCTTAGTATTGTCATAAGGAGAAGATTCATGTCTCTATTAAATGGACTTGTAAATCAAAATGTCGATAGGCATACTAGAGACATTATAACTCTGACTGCAACTGCATCAATAACAACTGCAGATCATTCAGGTAGAACACTTCTTATGGGAGAAGTTGGTGGCGATGCTGCTGCCACTTTTACGCTTCCTGCTGCTACAGGAACAGGAAGTGTGTTTAAATTTGTTGTGTCGGTAATAAATACTTCTAATTATTTAATTAAAGTGGCAGACGCAACAGACACCATCGACGGTCAGATTGTGATCACCGATGCAGACGGGACTGCTGCCTCTTCTATGGTAACAGCTTCTGCATCAGATACCATTACGTTGAATGGTACGACTACAGGTGGGGGTGCGATAGGTGACTATGTTGAAGTCATTGACATAGCATCTAACCAATACGCAGTGAGTGGTATGGTAACATGTGCGGCAGGTTCTAATCCTGCAACAATGTTTAGTGCTACCGTATCATAATATTTAGCTAAGAAAGGAATGTAAAAATGGCTAGTTTTAAAATGACACAAGGTGTATCTCGTGTCCCTGAAGATGTTTTTGTTGAAGATGGTATGACTGTAACTTCAGGAGGGCTTACAGTTACGGCTGGAGGTCTTACCGTTACAGCAGGTACGACTACTCTTGGGGGATCATTTATACGAGATTTAGTTACTCTAACTGCAACAGCAACACTTACAAATGCTGATCATGCAGGACGTATTCTGCTAATGGGTGAAGTCGGTGGTGATGCAGCGGCAACCTTTACGCTTCCTGCTGCAACGGGTTCTGGTGCAGAATTTCAATTTATTGTATCTGTAGTAAATACATCTAACTACGTTATTAAAGTTGCTGATGCTACTGATACGATTGATGGTTCCGTTACTCTTCATCAAGATAGTGCTAATACGGTTGCCTCTTTTAATACTGCTGCTGATTCGGATACCATTACGTTAGATGGTACGACTACAGGTGGTGTTTCTATTGGTGATGAAATTACACTTATTGATATTGCTTCTAATCAGTACATGGTTAAGGGCATACTAACTGCGAGTGGCACAGAAGCTACTCCATTTAGTGCTTCGGTATCGTAAGCACGAATTATGCATAAATGCTTGCTCATCTACGTATTAGTAAATAGGTGAGCAAGCACTTTATGATTTTAGTAAAAAGGTTATGACATGGCTGTAAGATTAAA